TTAGTGGTTCCAGTAGTTATAGAGTTAACCTCAGACCTAGTCATACCTGTTATAACTTGGAAGTACTCTACTCCCGCCTTATATTTATAACTTGTAGTTGCACCAGTATTTACTATAGTGACTCCCTGTGCAGTACTTGCGACACCATTAGGTTTCAAATATTTTATATCTATAGTAGTGTAACCATTTTCATTATAATTTATGGAATTACCCGTAAGACCATTATTATTAAACTGATTACCGCTAGGGTAACGATTAACGTTAGGGTCTGAAATGGTAGACGGGTCATTAAAGGTAAATAACTGTCCTGGTATTACTACACTACCTGGGTCCAATACCATAATAAAACAACTGTCTGTCCATGGCGTAGATGCGTTATATCCAAAGTGGTCGTTTACTGTCCTAACAAGCATTCTGTTAGTTGTTGATGGACCGAAGTTTTGGTTACCGTTATCTCCGAAGTACATATGTCTTCGGTTCATAAGATTTAAAGCTTGAGCCCATGTTGGGTTAGGTGAAAATCTCCATCTAGTTTTGCTCGGAGGTTCATTTGGCCCGTCTTTATATATGGGATATACAGGTGATTTATACCATTCGGGTTGGTCCCTTTCTCCATCTTTATCAGTTTCTAGTTTTATTTGGTTTTTATAAAATCCAGGACCACTGTTACTGTCATATCCACTACTTAAAAATCTACCAGTCCATGGAGACATAATGGTTGGTGTAGATGTTCCGTCAACATTCGCATTACACGCGTTTACCTGATAAGACTCACTCCAAGTAATATCCGCAATTGGTCCAAATGTTAGCTCATCCGCTAAGTCATTTAACTCTTGACTATCTTCTTCTGAAACACTATCAGAACTACAATTACAAGTCTCACAATCAGGATAACTAATCATAGGTAGTGAAATGTTTTTAAATGGATTTTCTTTAGGTAGTGGTTCGATTAATGCACTTTTACAATCTTCCCTACTTAGTCTCCTTGAGAAAATGGATATGATAACACACATCACATATATAATTCCATTTATAATTGCTATTATAATATTTAGTATGGCCCTTACTATCGGATATAAAACAGCCAAAACATGCATTAAAATTATTAACGAAATAAATGAAGGAACTAAAATAGTGATAAGATAATTAAATAAAAGTATAAAAAAGTTACCGTTTCTTTGTGCGTCATTTATGGGTGGTTTATTAATTTCTGACTGACACGTTTTATCGTTAATCTCTTTTATCCCAAGATGTTTTATTCTATTAAACCCCCATTTAAATCTGTCAATATGAGACGCAACTGTATAAACTTTATTAAAATTAAACTCATAAAAACTATCATCACAATTAATAGCCGCGTTCTTATCGTAGTAATCATCCCAATTCAAAGAAAATGAATACGATTTATTCCATGTCTCTTCATCAGGTCTATCGTTAACGGTCGTTCCTGTCCATCCATGTTCTTTTATGTTGGGAATTAAGTAGTTCGCTCTTATTATTTCCCCGTCTAATCCCGACTCATTTTGCCATTTTATTTTAAATCTACTTTTACTTTTAGTAGGGATTCCGATAGATGGGTCTATTGATATAATTTGTTCCCCGAATTCATTAGTTATTACATAGTCTAAATTCATCGGAAGGTCAATTAACCACGTACCGTTATCGTCAATTATATTACCACCTTCTTCAAAAATAAATTGTTCTAAAATAGGATTACCTGAAAAATCGACATCCGTTGTTTGTCTTATACATAGTATTTGACCCGGACCTGTAGATAAATCACATAATTTACCTGTATCATTTTTAGGTTTACAATTCCCTTTTAAATAATCCTCATCAGTACTACTAAATATGGAGCCCATAAAAACTGCCTGTGGTTGTATTTCAATACCTAAATCTCTTAAATCGAAATCACTTCTAGTAATCCCAACATCACATAAATCATTTTCACCCCAAAATGGTGTGACATCCACTTCTTGTACGCTATTGACTATTTGTGGTAAACTTTTTAAATCTTGTGAAGCTTTAAATTGTTGTCCATTAAACTGTGTCGGAACTCCCATCCCCATCCTTATTAAGTCAGAGGGTCGTAATGAGAATTGACCTATATTAGATAGGTCTAAGTCCATAACTAACTTTTGTTGACCCAATGGTACCCCGACTATCATAAAGTCTCCTGAGTTGTTTGTTTTTACTGTGTACTTGTAATATTTCTCGTAAACGTGTAAAACTTCTTTTCGAGTTAAAACATCTTCTCGGTCAGGAAAAGTACCCGTAGGTGTATGACCTCCATACTCTTTTACGTATGGTAAAAGATTATATCTATACCCATCTTCATTTTTTGTCTGTATATTTTTATAAGGGTAAAGAGTAGATATAATATTATCATTTTGGTCAATATCATCTAATGGTACAAATATAGAAATATTTACATTAGGTACTCCAAATCCACCATTAGCAATCACTCGTCCAGTTACAACTCCATAATCCGCACAAAATCTTTCATATAAATCTTCTTGTCGTAATTTTAACGATAAGATTTCCAAAAAATCAAAATCTTGCTCTATATTAAGACGTACTTCCCTGTCGACCCCAACTTTTGTTCTAAACCTATATGACTTTGACATAAAATTACTTTTAAAATAAATAGTTATTTATACTAATTTTAAAACTATTTAAATAAAAGTATATGGAAGAAAATTATGAGAAATCTACGTTCTTCAATTGTTTTATTCTAACTTTGATATCTTTTTCAGGAAACTTTACCTGATATATCTGATTTGGTTGTGCAAAAATAGTATCATCAATTAATTCAATTTGTTTAGTGTTTTTGTCCAAATATCTTTGTGAAGTTTCTGAAGACGAATATTGACCTCCAGTTTTATTAAAAACTTTTAAATCCGCCAATGTACTAACTCCAGGAATATCTTGTATTAATCTCCTTATGTCGGATATATTTATGTTCTTACCTAATAGATTAGTCGATGGTGACATATATGAATTAACACTATCAACTATACTCGTTATTACTTGTCCTTGATTTTCACTAGATTCCATTGACACTGAAAATACAAATTCTAAATCAATTACTTGAGCACTTCTTACTGAAATATAATCATTAATCATCCTGTAATTAGATAAATAATTTGCAATATTTTGTTTTAATGTATTTGATACGTTACTAGTTAACTTACCATTATCATCAAATGATAATATTTCTATTTTAATCTTATTATCCTCTTCCGTTATAGACGCCTTAGCCGGCGCTCCAAACCTACTCGGCATAGTTCTAATTAAAGAATTATAATCATTTACCGTAACGGCCCTTTTTTGTGCCGCAAAATTATAGGTAACCATATTACGCACTTCCTCAGTAGTAGGTAAGTTACCCCCACCTATCGCTGCGGTTACATTATTAGACCTTAAACTTTGAATTACATTCTGATTAATGTTAGGTGATGGTCCGTTAACCGAAAAATTAATGGTTCCGATTTGGTTGATTGTGTTTACCCCGATGTTAGAACCTATCCCACCCCCTATTCTATATTTAACAAATAGTGTAGTATTAGCCTTAACAGTTCTACCTAACCCAATATTGTTTTGATAATTTTCAAGCCTAAGCGGTATTCCTGTTTTTGCAAATTGAGCTAACTGGTCGTCAGCAGTAACTGTAGCGGAACCGAAAGTTAATTTACAATAACCCTCAGGTGTATATTCAGAAATAAATCTACTTTCAGTTTCAATATAACGACCCACTTTTATCCCTGGATTATCTGAAGCCTTTGTGGGGTCTTCAACAAATACTGTATTTTCTGCCAACGCATCTACCTCATACCATCTATCAGGTGCAGTTATAAATTCACCATAAGTAGGTGGGCTTGAGTAAGTAATACCATCTTTCTGAATTAATGATGTTATACTTATAACGTTTTTTTCAGGTAAGAAGAACTCATAAAATGGTTTAACATCATTATTATTAATTACTTTTTTAAATATTTTAGTGGTACCATTAACAACAACCTCTCGTTTAGTTATAGTATAATTAATAATTCGATTATTACTATCAAAATTCGGTATTTTAGTTCTGTTAGGGAATCCACTACTATTATATTGAGTACTAAAGTCGATATCGTCTTGGTTTTCAAATATTTGACCCGCACCTATAAACTGAGAACCTGACCTTATAATACCTAAATACCTACTGTCTTCTTGGTCTCCAAAAGCTGGAACAGTAATAGACACATCTAATAACGCAATAGAAGGTCTATTACCAGGTATTTTTAATCCATATGTTCTAGCGATATTATATATTGAAGATTTTTGTTGAGCGTATTGTAATACAGTTTCTTGTATACTTCTGTCTATATGATAATTTAAGTTGTCTCCAATAGCCGCGTTTAAATCTAAAAATACTGAGAATACGGAAGCGTCATTAAAATTATCAATGAGGTCCGGATAATACTGTCTTGTAAAGTTTATAAGGTCTTGTCTTAAACCTTCAAAATCTCTTTCCGTATATGATATTTTACGATTAGCCATATAATTTAAATATTAATTATTATAAAATCTCTACTTTCAAATGTAGTATCTTTAATAGAATAGTCTATTTTTACTTTCGCAGTATATTCATCTACCCCTTCACCTGCAGTTCTAAAAATGTCAAACATTTCATATTCAGAATTTTCGTCTTCGGTATTTAGAGTACCCGAAACATTCCTATCATCTTCACTATAAGGGGATATAGATATGTCATTAATCTGTAAATTAGGTATGTATTTATCAACTGATGTTTGTATATCTGATTTTATTGCATCAAATGTTGGTCCGTCCATTGGTTCAAAAATAAACTCATATATCCTAGTTCCAAAGTCAGGTAAGTAATATCTACTACCTTTCCTTGTTAATATTAAATGTAATAAATCCGTCCTTATCTCATCTTCGGCAGTTTTTGTCCGAGTGAGATAGTTACCATTAACACTTTCAGAAAATGGAAATTTTATACCATATGATTTATTTATTGCCATAACAATAAATATTCGATATAATATTTTTATAAATAAAACCCACCTTTTTAGATGGGTTTTATTTTATTATCCTTCACAAGCAACACATTGTAAGTCGTTGAGGTTTAATTTCTTCCTTGAGAAAGCCTGAGCTGAGTTCATCGAATGTTGATAATATAGTGTTTTTACTCCTAGTTTCCAAGCGTCAATTAACAGTTTATTTATATCTTTTGTTGGCATATCAGGTGAAACCATTAAGTTTAATGACTGTGATTGGTCAATATAGTCTTGTCTGATAGCCGCTTGGTTGATTATGGACGCTTGATTTATTTCGGCAAATGTTCTAAATACATCTTTTTGCTCTTTAGTTAAAAAATCTAAGTGTTGAGCTGAACCATCTCTTTTCTTAATACTGTCCCACACTTGTTTGGTATCTTTACCTAACTCTTGTAATAGTTTTTTAAGTACCGGATTTTTAATAGTAACTTTTAATTTAGCAACGTCTTTAACATAACAATTAGACCATATAGGTTCTATTGATTGTGATACTTGTCCTAAAATAAACGCTGATGAGGTAGTAGGTGCAATTGCATTTAGAGTAACATTTCTTCTACCATAACCTTCAAGATATTCAGGTTCTCCAAAAATTTTAGCCAAGTCTTCAGAAGCCTTATATGACTTTTCTTTTATCAATTTAAAAACTTCTACATTAAGTTTAGCGCTTTCTTTAGTGTCAAAAGGTAAGTTTTTAGATTGTAATAGTGAGTGCCAACCTAAAACACCTAAACCTAACGCTCTTTGTCTTTTTGCGAAGTTATATGCCTTCTCCAAATAAAAGAATCCTCTTTTACCTTCTATAGTACCATCGTCTCTAATATTTTCAATTTTTGTTAAAAATTCACTTACAACGGCATCTAAAAAGAAGGTCATTATCTCAACCGCATCTGTATTTTTCCACTCATCATAATGAAGTACATTCATGGATGAAAGAACACATACGAATGACTCCTCATCTGAGTTATGTAAAGCTATTTCCGAACAAAGGTTAGAGTTATAAATTTTAGCACCTTTATCTCTATAAACATCGGGAGCTTTATTATTCATAGTATCGTTAAACATAATATAAGGATATCCAATTTCCCCCCTTCTTTGTATTACTTTAGCCCAAATCGCTCTTTTTTCATTATCCCCACCTATCATATCATTCATAAACTCATCAGTAACAGTTACCGCATGTGTTAAGTCCTGAATAGGAAAACCTTCGGTACCAATTTCTAAAAATTCCATAATATCAGGATGTTCTACAGGTAAATATGGAGAGAATCTACCTCTTCTAGTAGACCCCTGTGAAATATTATCGACAACACTTTCAAATAAGTTCATAAAATGAACTGAGCCTGGAGCATGTCCATTGTCTGTAATCTCAGCACCTCTTTCTCTAATATTACCAAAGTAACCTGAGGTACCTCCACCCATTTTACTCATTTCGCCCACTTCTGCTTGTGTATATAATATTGACTCTATGTTGTCACATATATTTGACCCAAAACAACTGACAGGTAGACCTCTTTTTTTACCAAAATTAGCCCAAACAGGTGAAGATAGTGAATACCATCCTCGACCCATATATTCATAAAATTTATCCGCGAACCCTTCAATTCCTAGTATTTTTTCAGCGTGATTAGCTATAGTGCGAATTCTATCTAACGCCTCTTCTCCGTCACTAAGATATCCTCTACGAAGAAAGGTAATGGACTCCTCATTTATCCATTCAAAATTTTCTCTATTTTCCATTTTAGTTATATCGTTTTAAAATAAATCGTTTGATGTGATTGATTTTGATTTTTTACTATAGTTAATACTTCTTTTATTAAAGAAGTCTGTGTGTTTTGTAGTTAAAATCTCATCGTCAAACCATTCCGTGGTTTCTAATATTGTTTCATTAACTTCAAAAACACTATCAATACCAATTGAATTTAAAGATACATTAAATCTGTGTTTAATAAACTCCAATGTTTGTTTTTTAGTGAGAAATTCTAAGTCTCCCTCTTCAAAAATCCAATTTACCACTTCTTGCTCAGCCTCATACGCTTCGTGAGTTGAGATTATTAAATCCTCCACTAGTTCTTGTGTCCACCAATCGGGGTTTTCTTGTTTGATTAAGTTAACCAACTCAAATCCAAATTCAGCGTGAATATTTTCTTCTTTCGATGTCGCTTCAACCGCATTACTAATCCCTTTCAATTTGTTTTTATGTTTATTAAATGACATAATAACTAAAAATTGTGAAAATAATGATACATTTTCAATAAACATAGAGAACAATACAATCGATTCAAAGTATTCTTTGTTTTCTACCGCTTTTGAGTTAGTAATAGATTTTTCTAAGTATTTAATTCTTCTTCTAATTGCGGGTACTTCAAGTAAATTTTCAAATTTTTTATTTAAACCTAAAAGCTGTATTAGGTGTGAATAAGCATCCGCATGTCTAACCTCTGATTCCGCAAAAGTAGCCCCTACACTTCCAATCTCAGGTTTAGGCATTCTTTTGTATATGTCACCCCAAAATGTTTTAACTGCAATTTCTATTTGTGATATTGCTAACATAGCTCTTTCAACTGCAGATTTTTCTTTCTTATTTAAATGGACCTTATAGTCTTGTATGTCGGACGTAAAATTAAATTCTGTGTGAACCCAATATGAATGTCTTATAGCGTCTACATATTCATTAAGATTAGGGTAATCATATGGTTTTAGATTTGTTCTTTTAGAAAAAATATTGGGTCTACTTTTTGAACGGTAAATGATGTACTCTTTCGCAACGTCATTCAAACCATTATCCATTAATTTATTTTCCACCATGTCGTGTATTTCATCAACATGAGGAACGTGTTCTTTATTATTCCTAAAAATCGCTTTAGTGGTTAGTCTAGCGATTTTTTCAGCCATTTCCTCATCTACCATTTCGATGCTTTTCATCGCCTTTATGACCGCCCTTTCAATTTTTTCAGAATGAAATGGTACTTTATCTCCACTTCTTTTTACGACATAGCGTATATCTCTATCAATTTTATCTATTAATCTTTCCATTTTTATAATAATTTTAGGGTTTATTAATTACTCTCCTTTTGTTTTTTTCTATCAAGGAGTTCTTTAATTCGTTTCCTATTGTTTTCTTCTTTTTGTTCTTCCAAACCTAAGAAGGTTACACTTTGTTCAGTATCTATAACTAACATCTCGTTATCAAATTTACAATTTTCAAACACAACACCGTCTTTCCCAATTCTAGACTTAGTGATGGCGATTGTAGCTAAATTCATTTCTTTTTGCTGTAAGGATTTCGCGACAGAAATAATTACGTATAGAACTTCTATTACCTTGGGTTGCTGTCCATCCTACCAAATCCAATTCGTGACACATCGATTCAAATCCTCTCATTACTGAACCCTCACTTTTCCACTCATCACCTAAGTTTTTGTCAGGAACTACACAATCAATATAATCTAGTACTACCATGTCAACTTTATTACCTTCTGCAGTCATCTTACGAATTTGATTTTTAATCTGATTCATAGTAAGTGTATCTGACGGAAGTTTCTTTAAGATTAACTTATTTGGTGTATTTTCACGAATATCTTTAATTTTGTCCATGACTTTGTCCTTATGTAAAGACAATAAATCAGGAGCTATTTCAGTCCATAACGTAAAATGTTTTCTTTGTATAATTTTAGGGTTATCCTCAAAGAATATCTGAAGTACGTTATAACCTAAATTAAATGCGTGGTTAGAGATTTTAGTTAGGAGGGTGGATTTTCCAACACCTGTAGGTGCTAATATAACTCCCAATTCTCCTTTCGCCATACCTCCTTTCAAAAGGTTATCAATACCTGGTATACCCATAGGTATCGGATGTCTAAAATCTTCTTCTAAAACGTCATCTAAGTTAGCAAAAACATCTGCAGTTCCAGTGTCTACCTCACCAACTTGTAATGCTTCTCTAACCATTTCCTCCAAATGGTCATAACTCTCAAAATCACCTTTATCAATGATTTTCTGAGCCTTACCCATAACCTTTTGTAGTTCTTGTTGTTTACAGAATTTTAAAGCCTTTTCTTGTACAAAAATTTCACCTTCCGATGGGGCTTCCTTAATTTGTTCTACCATATCCAAAACCATTTTTTGAGCCATGGGTGAGGACACTTCAGACTTAATAAGTTGTTCTAAGGTGTTGTAAGAAGGAGTATGTTCATACTTTATATAATACTCCTTAATAATTTGCATAATCAGTTTAAAGTACTGATTGTCAAAGTATTTTGGTTCAATTACATCAACAATAGACGCCGCAAAGTCCTTGTAAAGAACGATGTTATTAAGTAGTTGATTTTGAAATGTGTTTCCGAGATAACCAAAATTTTTTTCCTTAGACATGTTTATCAGTTTTTAAAATACGTGTCTTAATAAATATAATCAAACTAGGTTATATCCCGCGATTTCATATGTCAATTTGTCAGTAGAAAAAACATTAGTTAATGCCTTTAATACAGACTTCAAATGAGGTCTTACGTCAACGGTATACCTTACTTTGGGTGGGTAAACTTTCCCATCCCATATACGATGGTATATAACATCATCATTCAATTTAATGTATACGTTAAAATCTTCTGCCTCGTCCGTCATAGACGTCTCCATAATCTTTGGGTCAGCAGCAATTTGATACTCGTTATCTAACATATAGGTTATAGATTTCATTTTAAGGTCGTTATGAATCTCCTCTTGAATTCCCATAACTGTCTCGTACAACTCAAAACTATTTTTCGCGTTTTTGTTATAACTTTTAACATTATAATATCTCTGAACAATGATATTATCATTAAGAGTTAGAAGAAACTCCATTTTAGTCATTTCACTTTTTTCCTTACTCATTTTTTAATTTTTTTTAAGTTAGTTTTTTTTAAATCTTCTTTTTTCTTTTCTTGTTAGTTTCATAAATGGGGTAAGAAAATAAACCCATGCGTTGTCAGTTTTAGGTAGGTATTTGAATATTCCATCATCCATCATCATCCTCATCAAATTTTGATACCCCCTACCTTCAGGGTCAATATCTTCAGAGTAATAAAGTTCAACTAGTTCTTTCGCTTCTTCAGTTAACAAAGGTACTGATAAATCCACAAGTTTCCTATTAATAACATAAAATTCATCACCATATACCCCTCTCTTAGTTTTACCCGATAGTAGGTTTTGTAACGCTCTGTTATCCTTATCATTTTCGTGTAGTTTTTCACCTTTTTCTAAAATATCGTCAACAGAGACCACGGAATCAACTATCTCAGGGAAAAGTTTTACAAAAGTTTTTTCACCAAAATAGTAAATACCATCAATATTGTCGGACTTATCTCCTGATATAATTTTAAAAGTAGAAACATTTTGATGGGGTATTGATATATCTTTCAATTTAACTTTATCTCCGTACTTAATCATTTGTTTCTGTGTTGGAGAATATATTTGTACTTTTTCAGATATTAGTTGTGTTAGGTCTTTATCCGCAGAAAATATAGTTTTGTTTTCATCCTCAGAGATATGACAATAATACGCTATCATATCATCTGACTCATTACCATCAACTATAATCTGACGTATAAACATTTCCTCAAGATACTCTTTTACTCTTTTGAGTTGCCATTCAAATGATTGTTTTTGAATATCATTAAGTCTGTTATACCTTCTATTTTCTTTATATTCTGCGAAAATTTTCTTCCTCTGTATTGAGTTATCATTTCCGTCCCAAAAAACGATTACCTTATCATAGTTATACTCTGAAATAAATCTACGTAAAGTATTAACAAAGTGATATATACCACCAATATGGTTACCTTTATGATAATACTCACGTACTCCATGATAACCTATCTTAAATAGGTTATTTCCATCCACTAATAAGGTCTTAGTCACATTAAAATACTTAAAGAATTAAACTTTCTTCTTCCAACTTAAAGTCACTACCTGTACCAATAATATCTTTCCAATATTCAGAGTTTTCAGATTTATACTTTTCGATAGATTTTTTTTCCTCAGAGGAATCCTTTCCGGGTAAAAACCCGTGAGCAGTAACTAATATTCTACCGTCTTCATAACCTAACCCATTAATGTGGTTTTTCATAACTGAGACCTTAGTTCTAGTTGCAAATTTTACTTTTCTTTTATCTTTAACCGCAGTTATCTTTGTAGTACCCGCATTTTTTTGATTTCCAAAAAGAAAAACTAATGATGAGTTTAACCAAATAGCCTCTCCTCCTTTAGCTTTAATCTTAGGCTGACCAAAAGGATTATCTGGAAGTTCAACCCATGGTTGGTTAACAATTACTAAAGTATTTTCGTGTTTTGAATCTGACCTACGAGAACCTGATATTCTTTGGTTTATTCCCATACCTATCTTATCTGCCAAAACTGCCGCATTATGTTGCTTACCACCTTTACCGTCATATGTCATCTTACATGGAACTGAACCAACTGAATCCCATAAAAATAGTAAGTCATAATCCAAATCTCCACTACTTTGAGCATCTAACAATTCATTAATAAAATTAGTAATTTGTTCAATATATTCAAAGTTATTATTAAAAAGGAAAAATCCATCCCAATCTAATTCTCCCGTTTCTTTATCAACAACTTCTTCACATTCAAAACCCATAAGTTTTGCATGCTCAAAAGACCATTTCTGCTCTGTTATTATAAAAACAGGGAGTATACCTTTTTTTTGTGCGTCAACAGCAGCTTTAACAAGTGCTGTAGTTTTTCCTGTATCCGAGTGACCTAAAAACATATTAAGGTGACCCATTGCCGGTCCAGGTACCCCTACTGCATCTAAGAAATCAGTACCTAAATCATAAAACCTTTGCGGTTTAAACTTAGCTGATGAAGAAAATTTCTTCTTAATATCTTTAAAGTCTTTCTTTTTAATTGCCATTTTTTTTTAATTAAAATAATGGTGAGGAGGATTATCCCTCCTCACCATTAACATTTGTAATCTTTAGAAAGGAAGATTTTCATCGACTTTAGTAGTCGACTGTGGGTCCTTTTCTTCATTAATTTTTACTTTCTCATCACCACCACCAATCGTTTCAATAGTATTGTCTCCATAAACAAACTTTTTAAGTTCTGAGTCCCATACAGGTGTCTCTCCCCTTGCGACCGCTTCAAGATACTCTACAGGTCTTTGTGCGTACACATCAGACCACGTCATTTCATCCTCCATCCATTCTTTCATCGTATCACTATCATCACTTAGAGGTGTTGGGTCATCGTACATAATAGTTTGAACTACAGTGTACTCAATACCTGAGTTAGTTTTAGATTTAGAAAGTTCGACAATTAAGTCTCTGCCCTCTTGAGAGTCAGTAACGTCTCCCTTAGCTCTCCATATTGGGATAATCTTATCCAAGATACCTTCTTGTTTATAGTTATCCTTAAATCTCCAAAATTTAACCCCGTCTGATTCATTATCACGGTCAACAACCTTTACTATATAAAACTTGCGTGGACGGTACTGCATAGCCAGTTTTTTATCTGACTCTTTTCCTGTTGACATAAGTTCTTCGTAGACTTCAGTCAATGGGGAGCGTTCACCATCATTTTTACCTGGGTCGTATAGTTTAACCCATCTACCGTCTACTTGAACCTCGTGAAACCAAACTTCCTTAAATGGTGATGAACCATCGGGTGTTGGTAGTATCCTTATCTTAGACTGTCCGGATTTAGTACCTTTAGGTAGGTACGTAGTGAAGTACTTCTTCAACCTTTGCTCTTGAGTCATTCCATCCCCGTTACCGCGAGATGTGACATTTTTGTCGTACTGAGCTAGTACTGCGTCGAGTGCGTTTGCCATTTTTCTTTTATTCTTTAAAAATTTATCTATTATTCTATACAAATATAAATGATTTTTAACTTAAGTCAAATTACTGAGAATAAAAAAAGAGACTCAATAGTCTCTTTTTAATAAAAATATTTACACGGTTTAATTACATGAGACCTTCATCTTCAAATGGTTGGTCGAACGATTTTTTAATATTGCCGTCCGAATAACTTTCAATGTCATCACTTGTAAGTACGTATTCGTTTTTTCCTGTCTTTTCTAAATCTTCTTGCTTATCCATAAAGAAGTCAGTTAGTTTTTGATTATATGGATAACTATCTAAACTCCTTAACTGTAATTTTTCTTCAGGAGATTTTTGTCTATATTTTTCTATTTTAGTTTCCAACTGATTAATTCGGTCTAATATACTATCCATCTCTCCGAGTTTACTTGTTAAATCATCTAATTTACCAAACATAGTATCCATATATTCATCCTGTTTATTAGACATATCTTTTTGTGTCGTCACTAAATCTGTAATGTCTAACTCTTCGGTACCGACTTCATCGGTAACATCAACTTCATCATCACCACTAACAACTTCAACGTCTGGGTCATCACTTACATCCACAGGTTCAGGGACTTCGTCAACCTCTAAGTCATCTGTCTGAGCAATGTCTTCACCACCTTCATCAGGTAAGTCCGTAACTTCCTCTTGCTCAAAAACATAATTATTTATGTTTTGATGTCTTTTTATTTCTTTTAATATTTTTTTATCTATTGACATAATATTTTTTATTTTATCCGTTTAATAGTGTCTTCATTCCCTGTGGGGTCTCAACTCTTAGAGTTTTATTAACTTTCATAGTATTATCTACTCTTTCGATTAACCCGTCTCTCATTCTTACCGTATAACAGTCTCCGGTATCTAAATCACACACTTCTTTATATCCGTTTCCGTTATCACGCTCAGTTAATCGACTATCCTTTTGTAGATATGTGTCTAATAAATTTTTTATGTTCATTACTCTTTTTTATATAAATATATTGATTATTTGGAATATTCAAATATCCCCCCTAGAAACTACCGATGTAAAAATATCAAGCCATTCTTGATACTCATCTTTGTATTGAGTATTACCATTTATTTTAGTTTTTATAATGGCAATAATCTGTTGTGGAGTCCCTTGTATTGGCTCAATCTCATATATTTGAGCTAAATATAAATACGCTAAAGCCTTAGGTGTTGTATTAGTCGTTTGAGTTTGTTGAAGTTCATTATCCATCGCCTCAAGTATTGAACCCAGTGGGTTAAATGTAGCTCTCATAAAATCGAGCGAATCTTTAATACTTGAAAATGAAGCGATAGGAAATGTTTGTTCGTTAACAATAATACAAGTTTGAGAGTTGAAATATTGCGTCCTTTGTGTTGGTTTTATTTCTCTACTTGTAACCAAATCCATTAAATTATTATTATACACATTTTGCCTAACTGGTAGGTTATGAGTAGCAATTCCATATATGAAAAATTTTAATTTATTGTTTGTGAATTGGTTGTTATTTACGTATTCTTTTACTTCTTGTCCATTAACAGTAGTTGGTGTCATATCAACAAATGTCTTATCACTATATTTAGTTAGTGATTTACATTTTTCTTCAGGGACTTGACTAACATTTTTGGATTCAGATAATGCAATTGTATTATTTGTTTTTCCTGATGGGTTATTAACTTCAATAGACCTTAACTTCTTTTGATATAGGCCTAACAATTCTCTGTTTACACTGGCAACCAATTTATCTGGTTTTGGGAATGAGTATTTAGGCATTCTTACCCCTTCAAAATTAGTCGTGAATCCCCTCGTACTTATACTATGATTAACATTCATTATATAATATGGACCGTAAAACATAGGTACATTTGTTAGGTTAAAGTACATAGTCGGTTGTATCATAACATTACCTAAAGACTGTACCTGACATGTATAACTTCTAGATTTATAAAAATTATAAAGTGATTGAGTTTGTTGTGCAACCTTTTGACCTGACGCCTGCGCACCTAATTGTTCTAAGACCCCAAATGTCGGTCCAATATTTTTATGTTGATTCATGTCAATAGATACTGAGTTAAATACTCCTTGGTTTCTTTTACCAAAGTCTACTTGAAACCCAACACATCTATTACTATCCGAATAATTATCTTTATTTTGTTGATTTTCTCTCAATGGACAGTCTGACGGGTTAGTAATATCAAATGAGTCATTACCTTTCCTAATATTTTTATTTTGTTCCATACCTAAATTTTCTGATGGAGGTCCCATCCATATCCCTAACATTTTTGGTCTACTGTTTCTCGCATCGACCTCCATGAATGTTCCAAACAAATCATTCGGTATATCTTGTGGGAAAGGTTCCCCTTTTTTTACTCTATCATCTCTACCATAAAAGTTTGTATATGCCGGTGTTGGCATAAAAACAAAATTATTTTTTTCATATATTGTCCCAAGTAAAGAATATACGGTAGTTTTATCATTTCTACCTCTTAAATACCCCTCAAGTTCTTTAATATTTATCACAATTTTATCCCCTATAGGTCTGTTGGCCCGGTCT